GCTCGGGGCCCCGGTTCCGGACTTTGGCACCGAGGGACGGTCCAGACCGAGTTCCCCGAGCCGTTCCCGTTCGTCTGGCGGCAAGGAGGCGACCCACTCGTCGTAGGCCTTGCAGTAGTCTTCGTCGCGGGTGCGCTGCCGGATCTCGTAATCCTCCTCGGCGTCGAGGTCGATGTCGTCGAAGTCGTCGAAGTCGCGCCTCATGGATCGACCTCCTCTCCGACTCCCAGTTCCGCCGCTGCTGCAGCTGCAATTGCAAATCCCCCCTTTAAGGGGGGGGATTTTGCAGTAATTGCAGCAGCTGCTATCCCTATTTTTACAGCGCTTTCAGCGCATTTTTGCAGCATGTTCATAAGTCGTTTTGATTGAGGCGTTTCCACCAGTTCCAGAGCGTGCGAACGGATTTTTCCATTCTTGCAGCGACCTCCTCCTGATTCTGGCGTGTCAGAGAGCCTCCGAACTCTTCGAGAACCGCCCTGAATTTCCCCGGATCAAGGGTGTCTGGGCGACCTACCTTGTAGGTGGTCTTGGGCGTTTCCCGGGGTGCCTCACACTGCTCCCAGCAGATCCCGCCCTGGGTGCCGTGGCGCAGGAAGATGGTGTCAGTTGCTTCACCCTCCTCGTCATGGAGACCGGCCCGGAGGCGGCGCTTGGTCATGCTCAGCTGAAAGGTGGGAGGTTCGTCCTCGGGGGCCTTGACTCGCACCAGGACGGCCATCTCGCGGGCCCAGTTGGTGAGGGCGGAACTGCCGATGCCGCTGTAGGCGAGGTCGCTGGCGGTCCAGTTGGCGGTGGCCTTCGGATCCTTGCTCGGCTTGCCGGTGTGGTGCATGAGGCACCAGATGACCCCGGTGCGGAGGCTCACGGCGTTAAGCTGGCGGCAGCAGAATTCACTGACGACCTTCTGCTCGGAGATGTCGTCGCCAATGTAGTTGAGGAGCGGGTCGATCCAGACCAGGTCGGGCTGGTGGCGGTCGACGAGGCTGGCGGCCATGGCAACGAACTCTTCCCCGGAGTGTGTGGTGTCGCGGTAAATGAGGACCTGCTCCTCAAGGCGGCGTTCCTCGTCGAGCGCGAGTCCCATGCCCTGGCGCACTCCCTGATACATTTCGGCGAGGTCACCGACGTCGTTCTCGGCCTGGATCAGGAGCGAGCGCAGAGGTCGCACCGGAGCAATCCCAAAGGCGTTCTGGCCCAACGCCCAGAGGAGCATGAGCTGCATGCAGAGGCTCGACTTGCCCACTCCCGACTGTCCCACGATGACGAGGGAGCCGCCCCGGCAGAGCCAGCGCTGGCCGAGGACGTTGTTCGGATCGTGACTCGTGTCGTAGGCAGCCAGTTGCGAAACCCGGAGCGGTTCGCCCGCTCCTGTGACGGTTTGATCGCGTTCCCAGGCATCCCAGTTGGCGGCACCGAGGTTCAGAGCGAGAAGGCGTTGCTGGCGGGGCTCGTCGGCGACAGTGCGCCAGCCGTCGGGACAACGGGAGAGGCGGCTGGGGTTGCGATTCTGGCGGTCAAGATTCAGTCCGGCGAACCAGTCCCAGATCCGCTCGACGCGGCGGCGATATTCCGCTGCGTCCCGCGCTTCGACCCGGACCCAGGCATGGAGGCTCTTGTTGCCCGAGTCGATGAGGACTGAAACCGGCAAACCGCTCGCGAGGATGGCGGCGTGCTGCTCCTCCTTGGGCATGGGTGCGCCAGTTGGTCCGGTGTCGAACTCGACGAGGACGTGGCGGAATTGGGTCACGTCCTCGTTGCGGGAGCCTCCCTCCTTCACCGGATTGATCCTGACAAAGAGGCCAAGTTTAGTTCCGAAACAGCGATCGATTCCACCCTTCGCGGCGACGCGGCGTTTCCATTCTGCCGCCGTCAGGGTCACTCCGTATCGGGGCACGATCTCGCCTTCGTCGTTCTCGCCGGCCGGGGCGATCGCGACAAATTCTTCATCGCGGAAGCAAGCACCGAGGAGATGGCGGAACCCATCGTCGATTGGTGGGGGAAGGGCTACCGCGCCGGGATTCAGCGTCGGCATCGCGCTCGTCTTGGGAGACGCCGCGGGCTTGATGGTTCTTGGTGGCGGACCTGCAGCCCCCAGAGCCTCGCGCGGATCGCGGCGGTAGGCGGAGTGGATCGCGGATCGCGATTCACCTTCGGGAAGTCCGTCGGCCAGAGCCCGCGCGAGGAGTCTTTCCTCCGCTTCTCCGGAGGAAAAGCCCGCATCGCGAAACTGGCAGGCGGCCTCGAAGAGTTCCGCATTGCGCATTCCCTCCGGAGCACCACGCTCGAGGTAGTCGAGGGTGCGACGGGGGAGCGGGTCGGGCAAAGCTGATGATCGGTAGGATGGCATGACGGGTTTCGTGCGCGTCAGGCGGCCGGGACGGCGCGCTTGGCGAAGTGGGCTTCGAGGAGGGCGCTGGCGTCTTCGAAGCGGAGGGTCTCGGCGTCGTGGTGGCCGAGGCGCTTGAGGAAGCCTACCTGTCTCGCGGTGGCGAGCTTGAGGCGGCGGCGGGTGAAAAGTCGGTCGAGTAGCAGGGACGCATGGCCCTTGCAACCCACCGAGCCGGTGTCGATGCCGAGCTTGCGGAGGGCTTCCAGTTGGCGTGGCGAAGCGGGTTCGCCCTGCCACTCCATGACTGGCACATAATCGGCGAGCTGGGCGTCGTTGAGGCTGACGGCGAGTTCGAGGGGATCGAGGATGCGCGGGGCGCGGTGGCGGTTTTCGCGGAGGCGCTCCGCCAGCTTGGCGGTGCGGCACGCCTTCATCTCGCGCTCGGCCTCTTCGAGGTCGCCGTCCATCCCGAGGGCTGCCGTGAGTCGGCTTGCTTCTTCCTCGTCGCTGGCGATGAGATGGGCCGGTCGGATGAGGCTGTGCTCCTCGGACTGCCAGAGGAAATCCAGCACGAGGAGATGGTCCTTGCCCGGATGGATGCGGGTGCCGCGTCCGATGATCTGGGAATAGAGGCTCCTGACCTTCGTCGGGCGCAGGCAGACGACGCAGTCGATCGAGGGCTCGTCGTAGCCTTCGGTCAGGAGCATGGCGTTGCAGAGCAACCGGGTTTGGCCTCGCCGGAAACGATCGAGGATTGCCCGGCGGTCCCGGGACTGGCCGTCGATATGTTCCGCCGGAAGCCCCCTCTCTCGGCACAGAGCAGCGAAGCGTTCCGACACCGCGACGAGGGGAAGAAAGACGAGGGTCTTGCGCTCGCGGTGCGCGGCGAGCACATCGGCGATGCGTTCCAGCCAGGGATCGATGGCGAGGCCGAGATCCTCGGCATTGTAGTCGCCGGCGGTGGATCGCACTCCTTCCAGCGGAATGCCCAGCGGCACGGTTTTCACCCGGATGGGGGCGAGCCAGCCATCGCGGATGAGATCGAGCAGGCTCACCTCGCAGGCGATGTTCTGGAAAAAGCGCCCGAGGTTCTTCTTGTCTCCGCGGTCGGGGGTGGCGGTCACCCCGAGGACCTGGGTGCGGTCGCCGAAGTGTCCGAGGATCCCCTGATAGCTGTCACTCAGAATATGGTGCGATTCATCAACCACCACGAGGCTGAAGTGGTCCCAGGGCCAGCGATCGCGGCGGCGCTCCTGCATCAGCGTCTGGACGCTGCCGACGACGACGGGAGCCTCCAGCGAGGCCCATTCCTCCCCGCGCTCCACCTCGGCGGCGATCCCCGTGGCGGAACGAAGTTTCTCCACCGCTTGGACGATAAGCTCCTCGCGATGGGCGAGGATGAGCGTGCGTCCGGGCTGACGATCGGCGGCGATCGCCGAGAAGAGGATGGTCTTGCCCCCGCCCGTCGGCAGGACCGCGAGCTGGCGCTGGAACTCGCGGAATCCGGCCCGGATCGCCTGCCGGGCCTCCTCCTGGTAGGGCCGCAGGGAGAAGCGGTCAGAAAGGGTTGCCGACGGCATGGCCCCCTCCTTTCCCCTGAGTGCCCGCCGCGAGCCAGGCGACCACCTTGTTGCGTTTGCGGCCGTTGTATTCCTCGACCGAGACCCGGACGTCCCCCGTGCGGCCGATGAGGTCGTCGGGGGTCAGGTCCACGTCGAGGTCCGGCGTCACCGTTTCGCCGGTGGCGGCGCGGAAGGCGTCGATCTTCCAGAACGCGGCGGGAGTGAAGACGAGGAAATCGAAGAGCAGGGAACCGGCTCCGGTTTTGAGCTTCAGCTCGATCATGTCGTGCCCGTTCTTGGACACGGTTTCGACGGCGTCGATGACTTCGACGGGGTAGTCTCCGGCTTCGACGTGAGCGGGACGCTCGGAGACTTCGGATGCGCGATAGGTAGGCATGGGATTATGAGGTTGGTTTGTTAGGATTGGATTTGGTTTTTTGCTTGAGGTAGGAGATCGGCGGCGAATGTTTCACCGCCTCCTCCGGAAAGGGTTTGCCGGCCATGCGCTCGGTCCAGAGTTCGCGGAACTTGCGGGCGGAGAGGGTGCCGTAGGCGGCGAGGACGGGGCCGAAGCCGAGTGCCTGGATGTGATGGCCGACGGTCACGGCATCCACGAACTCGGTGCCCTTGCGCGTGACCAGACGCCAGTCGGGGAGTTCTCCGCCGCTCTTGAGCCGTTCGGTCGCGATGGCCCTGGCCCGCTCCCGGAATTCTTCGACGACGGCACAGGCGGCGAGGAATCGCCCGAGCTGCGCCGGATCGGTCACGACCCCCTCGAAATTGAAACCCGGTTCCGCCGCCTTCAATCCCTCCGCCGCCAGGGCGAGGCGGGGCGGGCAGGTCTCAGCCTTGGCGCACCATCCGCAGTAGTCGCAGGGGATGGGTTCGCGGGCCGGGTTCTCCACCGCGCGGATCACTGCTCCGACGATTTCGCGGGCCTCCGCGTGGGTGAAGCGGTGGCTCTCGATTTCGCGCAGATCGCAGAAGAGCAGGTGCGCGGTCCAGGTCTCGGCGAAGTGGGTCTCCATCAGCCCGAGGGCATAGGCTGCCATCTGCTCGCGGTAGTTGCGGCGCAGGCCGGTCTTGAGGTCGAAGTGGGTGAATCGGGCCGGGACGATGGCGTCGGCGGTGCCTTCGAGTCCGAGCATGTGGGTCCGGCAATCGTCCTCGCGGGCGAGGATGCGATCGCGTCCGGCGATAGAGCGCACCACCGAGACCGACCACGACACCGCCGCCTCTTCCTCGGAGGTGAGTCGGTTGCGCAACAGGTTCGTTCCCGTGAGCGCCTCGCGGAAGGCCGTGTCGAGGAGACTGCCGCGTCCGGCGGCCGCTCCGGCGACGGGATGGCTTTCGTAGCAGGGACAGCTCGCGAGCTTGGGGAGATTAGAGGGACGCAGCGAACTCATGGGGCGGTCGTCGCGGCCTCCTGCTCCGCAGGTTGAATTCCGGGGATTTCGTCGGCCCAGGCATGGACCGCCTCGAGGAAGCGCTTCGGCTCCGCGAGCATGCGGGCGGCATACTCGGGATCGAGGCGGTCGAGATCCTCGTGTCCCCCGCCTTCCAGGAGGCAGAGAAGGCCCCGGTTGGTGAGGAAGTCGATCACGAGGGTGATTTCCCCGTCGAAGGTCGCGAGCAGTCTGTCCTTGAGCGAGGAACTCCCGGCCTTGCCCTCGGCAGCCACCGCCCCGGCGGGCTTCTCCGGTTCCACGGCCCCGGTCTTGCCGATCTGGAAGACCGGCTCCAGCGCTCCCGCCTCGAAGGGCAGTTTGTCAGGGAGTCCGTGCCGGTTCTTCGCATCGAAGGCCGCCGTGTGAACGGTGAAGAGGGCACGCTCTTTGCCGCCGACTCCTCGCATCCGGCCGTTGTCCTTCTCCGCGATGCGGGTGATGAAATTGACGAAGAGGATCGCGTCGGCCCATTCGCGAACGAGCGGGGCGACCTGCTTGGTCAGCTTCAGTTCGTAGCGGTCGTAGCTTCCGGCCTGGTCGGGCGACTCGAACTTCCGCACCGTGGAGTGGGCGAGGAAAACGACATGCATGCCACGGCCAAGAAGCACGTCGAGGGAGGCGAGGAACTTCGCGAACTCCTCGGCCAGCAGCACGTAGCCCTTGCCATAGCCGAAGTCCTCGATGCTTTCCTTGTTGGACTTGCGGCAGAGGTGCTCGGAGAGGCGCTTCTCGGCCCAGTCCACCGTGTCGAGGACTAGCGTCTTGAACGGATGTCCACCGGCGGCCAATGCGGCCACCGCCCCGGTGATCGCTTCCCAGGAAGTGATTCCGTCGAAACGGACCACGTCGAGGTGATGGGTCCCGCCCTCGGTGTCGAGGAAGACGGGGGAGTCGAACTGGCTCGCGAGGGTCGATTTGCCGACGCCCTCGGGACCGTAGATCACGGCCTTCTGGGGACGGGCGATGGGTCCCCGGCTGAGGGGGAGGGCGGGCTTCCGCACAGCGGCGGGGCGTTGGGGAGTGGCGGGGTTCATGATGATGTCTGGTTGCGTCGGGGTGTCAATGCGGGTGGGTTTTCGTTCGGTTTTGAGTAGGTGTCTTAGACCTGACGGGTTGGATGTTGCGCAGTGGGGGTGAAAATCGGCGCCATAGGTGTCTTAGACCTTCCGACCAAAAAAATCAGCCGCCCTTGGAGCCCGATTTCGGAACGGGCTTGCGACCCGATTGGGCTTGGCGGGTTTCCTGGGCGATCTGCTCGTAGTCCTCAGGAGTGAGGACCACTTCGCGGGTCTGGGCCGTCACCATCGCCTCGATCACCGTGGTCACGGTTTCCCCTCGCTCGGTGGCGAGCCGCCG